CAATGACGGTGGGTTCAACTGTGGTAAACCTTCTGGTTGGATTGAGGACTTCAACAGTCTACCTGATACTATGAAGGAACTGATTCGTTCTATCAAACGAGTACGTGCCTTGTTTGGTACTGTAGATATGATCAACGCTACTGATCCACAAGGTAATCCTGTGGATACAGACACGATCCCGTTTATCTACGAGATTGAAAACCGTGATGCCTTCAAGACATTCGGCAATGTGTTCAACAAGTTGGGTAAGATGCAACGCCTTCCACCACAGCACTATATCTCTTGTGGTACAGAGAAGCGTGACTTACCTAACGGTAGCTGCTTCTATCTGCCTACTGCAGACCTTGATCTTATGTCTACACTAGACATGGACAATGATACACAGGAAGTCTTTGCTGACTTTATGGCATGGATTGCGAACTACAATCAATACATCTTAAATGAATGGAGTGATAAAATGCAGCATAGCAATGAGGAAATTCCAGATGCCATTGTAGATGATCTGGTAGACATTGATGAAGATGCGTTTGCATAATGTTTGATATGCCGCCATCAGGCATTGTCTATGACATGTCAAATGAGGACTACCACAAACAGGTAGGCTACTCTTCATCTGCCATTAAAACGGTGTGTAAGCAATCGCTTGCACACTACATGGCACAGAAACCATTAGGTGACAGTCCAGCGTTTGCGTTGGGCAGTGCCGTACATGCTACGTTACTTGAGCCAGAGCGTGACCTTGTTACCAAAGGCCCAAAGACACGTACCTCTAAACTGTACAAAGACCTGTATGCTAACAAGAAAGGTGACGAGGTTGTACTGACAGAGGTTGAGTATCATGTACATAACAAGATGTGTCAGTCAGCCCTTGACAATTCAGTGTGCAATGCCTTACTGACACACAAGAAAAGGGTAACAGAAAGCAGTGTGTTTACAGTTGATCCTGTGAGTGGTCTAAATCTAAAGACTAGACCAGACCTATATATACCAGAGACAGGACAGATCGTTGACATTAAAACTACTATTGATGCTTCGCCAAAAGGTTTTGCAGAACAAGTTGGTAAGTACGCTTATCATATACAAGCTGCTTTCTATTTGTTTACTTGTAAACTGGCTGGCATAAAGGCTAAAGAGTTTAGCTTTATTGCTATTGAAAAGACTGCACCCTATATGGCACACCTGCATGTCATGTCACCTGAGTTAGTTATAGAATCTACTAAGCAGGTTAAGGAAACACTCGCCCTTATAGCGGAGGCTAACAAGTCGGGTGAATATGGTACTGGTTGGGGAGATTACTCAACCCTAAAGGTAGGAGACTTTTAATGTTTAATGAAGAAGAAATCAAGGAGATGGAAGACTCCATCAAGGCAATGGAGAAAGAACTAGATGATGCTAAAGCTGACTTAAAGAAAAAGAAGTACGGTGCTTTGCGTGAAGCAATCAATGCACGTAATGAAATGGATAAGGTAGTGCAGGAAGAGTTGACCAAGCTAAACCTGACTCACAATCCTTGGACTGTGCAGCCAAGCCGACACCTTTTCTGGCGGTGATGAATGGCAAGAGCTTTCGTGCAGCTAGAAAGTACGGGTACAGGAGTGGGCTAGAAGTTAAACTTGCTACCTATTTAAAAGAGCAAGGTGTACTTGCCGAGTATGAATCAATGAAGATTGAATGGGAAGACTTGACATACCGCACCTATACACCAGACTTTATACTGCCTAATGGTATCATCATTGAGACTAAGGGTATGTTTACTACAGACGATAGGCGAAAGCATCTTGCGATAAAAAAGCAACACCCTAAACTGGATATACGTTTTGTGTTTGAAAACGGTAGACGTAAGCTACGTAAGGGTGCTAAGAGTACATATGAAATATGGTGTGACAGGTATGGCTTTGAATGTTATGATAGGATTGTACCTGAGTCATGGTTAAAAGAAAAGGGTAAGGCATTAGGCACTAAGTTTGTTGCCTACCCACATCCCAAAGTAGTGAGGAAGTAAATGAATATAAAAGACATAGTAAATGATATGAGGGATGAAGACTTTATAATACGCATTACTCCTTACCATGAGAATGGTGCATGGGATGGTGACGTACAGGTATCTCTGGTATCATCTGAGAATAACCCTTTGGGTGAAGAAGACTTTGCGTATCTATCTCACTTGTGTAGCATGTTATGTTCTGTTATACCTGTAATAGAGGAAGACGAATACGTAAGGGATGCACTACATAGCTTTGTTCTTAACAGGTTACACGATGAACCTGATGACAAACCTAGTTATGTAGCAGACGGTAATGTGCTAACGCTAACATCTAAAACAAGAGGTAATGCCTAATGGCTAAATGGAAAGAGTTGCCAGCAGATGTAGTCAATCATCCCCCACAGTACAATTCGGGGGGGATTGAATGCATTGATGCAATGAAGGCAATGTCAGAGGGATCATACGTAGAGCCACACCATGCCTACTGTTGGCAGAATGCCTTCAAGTACATATGGCGTTGGCCCTACAAGAATGGTGTAGAAGACTTGCGTAAAGCACGTTGGTACATTGACCGATTAATACATGAGCTAGAAAATGAAAGCTAGGATATTAATAAGTCTTGAAATAGATGAAGAGGACTACCCTGTACCAGTAGACGGTAGTGTTCAAGAGGAATTAAATGAAGCTATCTATGCATACATATATGATATAGATGGTATAAGTATAACCAAGATGAGGATAACAACTGATGAATAATAACTATTTACCTTCTGACTACCAGACCTTCATTGCAACCAGCCGCTATGCACGATGGTTAGATGATGAAGGACGCCGTGAGACATGGGGAGAAACAGTAGAACGATACCTACAAAACATTGCAAAGACTTGGCTCAAGCCTGTTGACCTACAGGAAGTACGTGAGGCTATCCTTAGCCTTGAGGTTATGCCTAGTATGAGGTCAATGATGACAGCAGGTAAGGCCGCAGACAGAGACAACACTTGTATGTATAACTGTAGCTACCTACCCGTAGATGATCCTAAGTCTTTTGATGAGGCTATGTTCATCCTCCTTTGCGGGACGGGGGTTGGTTTCAGTGTTGAGCGTCAGTTCATTACTAAACTCCCTGATGTTCCTACTCTTTTCCAAAGCGAAACGTGTGTTGTCATCAAGGACAGCAAGGAAGGTTGGGCTAAAGGTCTGCGACAAGTGTTGGCACTCCTATGGGCTGGCGAAATTCCCAAGTGGGATGTATCTAAAGTCAGGCCAGCAGGTGCAAGACTAAAGACATTTGGTGGTAGGGCATCAGGCCCTGCACCATTGATTGATCTGTTTAACTTTGCTATCACTACATTCAAACAGGCACAAGGACGTAAGCTGTCCAGCCTAGAGTGTCACGATCTTATGTGTAAGATTGGTGAGGTAGTAGTGGTAGGTGGTGTACGCCGTAGTGCTATGATTAGTTTATCTAATCTATCTGATGATCGTATGCGTCATGCTAAGTCGGGTAACTGGTGGGAGAACGCAAGTCATAGAGCATTGGCTAACAATTCAGTATCTTATACAGAGAAACCAGACAGCATGGCATTCATGCGTGAGTGGACAGCCCTAATGGAGAGTGGTAGTGGTGAACGAGGTATCTTCAACAGAGAAGCATCAGTTAAACAGGCTGCAAAGAATGGCCGTAGAGAGTCTTGCTATGAGTTCGGAACCAACCCCTGCTCAGAAATCATTCTTAGGCCGAATCAGTTCTGCAATCTTACGGAAGTTGTCATCCGTGCTAACGATAGTCTGGAAGACCTTGCAAGAAAAACCCGCATTGCAACTATACTTGGAACAATACAGTCCACCTACACAAACTTTCCATACTTGCGAAAAGTGTGGAACACCAATACAGCAGCGGAAAGATTGCTAGGTGTATCACTAACAGGAATAATGGACAATAAGCTGATGACCTTAGAGAACAAAGGGTTGTCCGAAACATTGGAGCATCTTAAAAATGTGGCTGTTTCTACTAACGCTGAGTGGGCTGACCGTCTTGGTATCCCTCATAGCACTGCTATTACTTGTGTCAAGCCCAGTGGAACAGTTTCCCAACTGGTTGACTCATCTTCTGGCATTCATGCTCGTCACTCTCCCTATTATATCCGTACTGTGCGTGGAGATAATAAAGACCCATTGACAGAGTTTATGAAAACACAAGGCATCCCTAATGAACCTGACGTTATGAAGCCTGATGCTACCACAGTGTTTAGTTTCCCTATGCAGTCTCCTATGGGTGCTGTTCATACTGCTGATATGACAGCACTAGAGCAGTTAGAGATGTGGCTGATGTATCAACGGCATTGGTGTGAGCATAAGCCTAGTGTAACAATTAATGTCAAAGCTGATGAGTGGTTTGAGGTAGGGGCATTCGTGTACAAACACTTTGATGAAATGTCAGGTGTGTCATTCCTACCCTTCAATGAACATACGTATCAACAGGCTCCCTATCAAGAGTGTACACAGGAAGAGTTCTATAATATGGTTGACAAGTCTCCTGTTAAAATTGATTGGACTAAACTAGCAGAACTAGAACATGCAGACAACACAAGCGGTATGCAGACTATGGCGTGTACTGGTGATGTCTGTGAAATGGTAGATATAACCTAGAAAGGATATCACAAAATGATATGGGTTTATACAGTAGTAATGATGATGATAGAACCAACAACAAACGAAAAGTCTTTCATAGTATTTTCACCAAACACAGCCTTTATAAATGAAGAGTCTTGTCAACAATGGAGAGAGGTAGACATGTTGAGGCTTTACAATTCAAGACCAAGTGAAACTGCAAAAGCAGTTAGCCAATGTTTTCCTTTTCCTTTTAATGTAGATAAAGGTACATAATATAGCTTGACAAATATGCAACACATCTATAAAGTATGTATTGTAAATAACAATAAGGGTAGGTGGTATGCAGTTAGAAGAAGAAGCTCTTAACTACAGTAAAGGTAAAGATGAATCTTTTAAAGAGAAGGTAACAGAGATGTGTGAAACTATGGAGAACCTTATTGTCTCTAACTTACACCCTTGTCATGAACGTAAGATGGTTGAGCAGCATATTCGTGAAGTGTATCTTTGGGCTAGGTATTGTGTAGAGTTACACGGTACAAAGTAAATGTTTCACGTGAAACAAAGTAAGAGGGGCAGTCGCTATGACCGCCCCTTTTTTTTGTATTCTATGTAGCGTACTTGACTTGCAGTCGTTGTTCTTTTTTGTTGGTATCTAATTCGTATCTAAGAAAGTTTAACTGGTCCTCGTCTAAGTCTGTAACGTCACCATCTATACCCATATCTTGTAAAGCTTCTCTTATTTCTTTGTCAGAGTAGCCACCATTACGTTTAGTTAAGTCATACATAATACCCATTCTTCTATTCTCAGGGTCAATGCTATACTTTAGCTCCAACATTGCAGACTCTTTAGCCCTTGAAAGTATAACTCCACGTAGTAGCTTTAATCTCATAGTGTTGTCAGCCTCTTTCCAAGTAGGGCTATCCAGCATCTTAGCTGCCTCATCGTTAAGATACTTAGTTATTACTTTCTTCATTCTGTTGTCAGCTTCAGGTATCTTGGCTGAAACATTAGACTTCCACAGAGGTAGGCCCACCATAGCAAATGCTCTCTCAACAGGTGTGTGAGAAGCTGACTCACGGTATCCAAATATCCTACCTATGGGTGCACCCTGTTGTATATCAGTCTCAAGACGCTGCGCTTCTACAGGACGAGGTGCATCAATAGCACCGAATGTACCCTTAGTGACAACTTCTTGTGCTGAGTACCCCTCAAGTCCTGTGATCTCTTCAAAGGCATCAAAGATACCCTCAACATAGCGCACAGAATTGTTGACAGTCTTATTGCCTATCTTACGATCCGTAGGAGTATAGCCTTCACCTGCCACAAGGTTTCCTATTTGACTTATAGGATCAAGTGGACGGGTGTAGCCAGACGCATACATGGATACAGTGTTACCACCCAACTCTTGTAAGGCTTCGCCTACTGCTGGCATATCACCTGACAGAGCATCTATTATTATGTCCATAGAAATCTTAGATGTATCTCCTAGTTGGCGTGTTAAGTTTTGAGGCCCAAAGGTATTTATAATCTCTTGTATTAACTCAGGTGGAGCTTCACCATCACGATCAAAGTGTGCCTTAAGTCTACCTATACCCATGTAGAAACTAAACGGGAAGTCATACAAACGTGACTTAACTGAGCCATCATCTGCTCGGACTTCATGCCACTCCAAGCCCTCTTCTAGGCCAGCCTTAGAGTGTTCACCTGCTGTGTTAAGAATAGTTAAACCTACAGCAGTCTTACTTATAAGTTCTACAGGATCACGTGTAGTACCTGCTGCATACTTGTGAAGCAAACTAATACCTGTGTGATCAAACATGAACCCCATAGTGTTATTAAAGAATTGACCAAAGGGGATCATAGCACCAAGTATAGGAACCCTACGTGCTTCTTCTATTCCTTTAGCTACATAACCTAGTAGACCCTTAGCATCTTTACCATAGGACTTAGCAAATACATTTCTAAGAGAATCATCAACAGCTTTAGTTTGTAACTCAAAGAAGTCTGCACCTGACATCTGATCCCAGTATTTAGGAGTACCGTCTGCATTAGCAGCACTCATGAACTCAGAGTAACTGACACCGTGCTTGATACGTATCTGCTTATCAATGTTGTACATAAACTCTTGGGTCTTGGTAAATATATCTTGTGCCTTAACTCCATAAAGAGTTTGCATACCAGACATAACCTTTTCAAAAGTGCCTTCTTTCTCCATGTCACTGAAGTCTAGCTTCAGGTCTTTCATTACATCATTACTATCAATGCCACCAGACATATATCTAAACAGTTCTTTACCTATCTTAGGATTGTAAGCTAAGAAATCTAGTACCTCTTCCTGTGTAGCAAAAGGGTCTACTAAGTTCTTTATCTTCTGGCTTTGCAAAGTAAGCATACTCTTAGCTCTCTTAGCGTACTCTACAGAGCTACCTATCCTGCCAACAAGTAAGTTACCTACGGATGCACCTCCATACAAAGCACCTCGCACCATGTCAGAACCTGACTGCATGACGGATGCATTAGACCAACCCACTACGTTTAACGCAGTAGTGCCGGGATGAGTAACAAGCATACGAATAAGGTTGGCTTGTGCTTTAGAAAACCCTGTGTCTAGTCTGTCTTGCAAGCCCTTTACAAACACAGGTGACTGAGGATCAAGCTCTGCTTCAAGTACATCATTACCTGTAGGAGGACCAGTAAGCCCTGCCTTCTTGCGCCTCTTTGCAGCCTCTTTAATAGAGTTCTTAGACTTACTTAATTGATACAGGGTTCTACCTGCCTCAGATGCAGTCCTTGCAAGTATATCCATGCCCTCATCTAAGTCTTTAGCCTTAGCAAACATAGGATGCTCTGCTTTAAGGGTCAGATCAAAGATGTCTTTTATGTCTTTCTTTACATCACCGTCCAAGTCTTTTACTATAGATGTGAGAAAGTCTGTGTAATGTACAAAGGCATCATCAGCGTACTCTAATTTAAATCCTGCACCCTCAAGTATTTGTATTAGTCCTTCTGTACCTGTTGATTCATCACCACTTAAAAAGAAACCTAAAGTATCCGCTGCAATGTCACCTGTCTGAGTGCCACTAGATGCAGCCGTACCTGCACGTACCTTTGCTAACCATGCCTCTGTACTGTCTTTTGTTTTGCCTAAGCTTTCTTTAATAGCTCTCTTAGCTGCAGCATCTGACTTCAAATTGTCAGCTACTGCTTTGTTACGGCCCTTCTCAATATCAATAGCTCTTTTTCTAGCAGCCGCTTCAGCTTGCTTCACTCTTTCAAACGCAGGTAAGGCTAGTTCTTTAGGGGCATTGCCTTTAGATATACTTGCTAAACTGTATGCAAGCACACCACCAAACAAACCTCCTGCAGCAGTTAACCCGTATGCTAACTCATCTCTCTCCTGTTGGAAGTCTGTCTTCATTAGTGCGTTCTGGTAAAAGCCTTCTACTGTGAGTGCAGCAGCAGTATCACCAAAGGCAGCACCTACACCAAACTTACGTCTTTCTTTCTTGAGTGCAGCATCTACTGCACCCTCTTCTACACCCTCTATGGCATCACCACGCATGGCTTTACGCATGATCTTACGCCTTATAAGACCTATCTGTTCTTTCTCTAGCTCTGAAAGTCCTGCACGTTTAACGCCTTCTTTACCTATCTTCTTTAAGTAACTGTTAGTTGCAATCTCAACTCCCTTCTGAGTTGCTTTAGATGCAGCCTTAGTAGCACCACCAGATATAAGCTTGCCTACACCTAGACCAATAACGTTAACAGGGTCTAACACAATACCACGTGCGTAGTCACCTACAGCGTCTAGCTTCTCTGCTGTAGTAGAACCTCCACTGAAAGCACCCTTCATGTTTTCAAATAGTCTGTAGGAGTTGTTAGCTACAGCCATAGACTCCTCGTCTGCTTTGTACAAGTAAGCAGCCTCACCTAGCACTGTAGTAGATTGCCCTACGTTAAACTTACGATTATAGTTTACCCATGCATCAACTACTTCTTGTCTGTCATGTGTCTTCTCTGACATGCCAAACCTACGCTTCATCTGTTCATCAATAATGTTGTAGTTGTGATCTTCAGTTAAATCATTTACAGAAAAAGAATCCTTCTCCCCACCTGAGTAGGTAAGGAAGTCACGCTCTTCTTCTACTTGTGTTTCATCAGGACCATATAGCTCTTCTAGTGTAGGCATACTTTTGTCTCTCTATTATTGTTCGCTTGCTTCACGCCGTTCTTGAATGGACGCCATAGCAGCAGCCATTTTTGCGAGTGCTTTTTCTTTTTGTTCAATAGATAACTCTTCTAGCCAAGCTGCGTTGCCATTACTTTGTTCAGCAGAAACTCCAAATAGACCTTGGATAAATGCTGTTGTATTTGCAGCACCACTAAAAATGTAACTTGCAAACCAGTTGTCCAGACTAACAATGGTAGGCTCTGCACTATACCATGCGTCTGCTAGGTTATTTGCTATTGTTAGACCTGCTTCGTTAGCAGTTAAATCAGTTATAGCTTTTTCAATAACGGGTTTATTTACTTTTATCTCTTCATAGGAGTCTAGTACAAATTGTTTATAACCTGCATCTCCCTCTGGTGTAGATGGGTACAGTTCACGATCACGTGCTAGACGTATATCAGGCATACCTTCTGGTGGTTCAGCCGCATCTGCTGTAGTCTGATCGGTAGGGGTTATGGCATCAGCATCACCTAGCTCAACAGGCTTCAGGTCAATCTCAGTAGGTATGGCATCTGAAGGCATTTCATAAGGTACAACATTACCGTTATATATTAAATACTCTGCATCGGGGTTAGCAGCAAACCATTCTCTAGCGGCTGCTTTGTTTGCAGGTCCGTTTAGTACTTCAAGCTTACCTATATCGTCTGGGCTTAATCCGTATGCTGCACCCTGCTCAACAAGCCTTATAGTTTTTTCCTCTTCTGTTTCAGGTGTAATATCTATACCTTGAAGAGTTGACAACAACAAGTTGTTACCTTCAATACCGTACTGACCGTAAAGCCCTTGCATTACTTCTGCAACTTTTTCAGGATTATTAGCTATTGCATATGCAACCTTCTCAGAGGCAGTTGCTACATCATAAGTTCCTCTACCCATACCGTCCATAAAGTATTGACTTCCTATGGCACTCACAATCTTAGTTTCATACATTGATTTGTAGGCACGTTGCTCTGTAATGTTTAGCTTACCTGCATCAGGATCAGCCAAAGCACTTCTATTAAACGTAGGTAAGCCCTTAGAAGCTGGCATACCCATGCCTTCCATAGCTAAGATATCATTGTAAGAGTAACCTGCTATTGAAGGTGTAGTTCTGCTGGCCTCATAACGTGCCTTAGCTTGCCCACCACCTGAAAACATATCACCTAAGCTTGCAAGGAATCCTCTATCCTCTGCATCAGAGGCTGCATCACCTGCATCTGTGTCAGCTTTAGCTACTTCAACTAAGAACTGGTCTTTCAAAGCTTGATCTATATCGTAACCCTCTTGTTTAACGTAGTCTTCAGACCCTTTATATACTTCATTCAAGTCTAATGTAGCACCATCATACTGAGTTTCAAACTGCTCTTGTAGTTTTCTTAATGCGCTTACGCCTTGATAACCATACTTACTAACTAGCTCTTCAGCAGACTTAGGGTTAAGACCACCTGCCTCTAATGCATCAAGCATTTCAATAGCAGAGTCAGCCATAGCTGTTCTATCATTTACAGTCTTACGACCAAAGCGCATCATGTAATCTTCTTGCTTAGTCATGAGGTCACGATAGTAATCGTTTTTCTTCTCAACGTTTTCTACGTACTGGTCTGCTGCCCCTGCTGCCAATGCTCCAAAATCAATACTACTAAAAAGTCCCATACCCTTATGCCCCTCTGCTCATTAGTCCAGCACTAGGAGCTTCTGTGGTGACGGATGGTCCGTCAGTAGCTTCCATTGGTGCAGCCTCTTGCTCTGCCATCTTATCCTCTAATTCTTCTTCTGCTGGACTACCAATAGCAGCCATTGTTTGAGAGATTTGTTCTTTACCTTTAGTAGATTTGTCTGCTAACTTGGAAGCAAGTAAGTCCTTAAGTCTTTCTTCTCTTTCCATCTCACCGTCAGGGTCATCTTCTGGCATGTACTCTTCGTACTCTATACCTGCTGAGTCAGCTAATACTTTAAACTGTTTATGAATTACAGGAGCAATAAGTAAACTTACGTCTACACTATGTATGCCATTACCTTGAGCAACCGTTAGTGCAGTGCTAGTTAAAGTAGAGATAGGTATACCTGACTGCATCAAGTACAATGCACTATCTAAAAACTTGTCATCAGCAAACTTATCTAAGTGCATCTTGATAGCTACGTTAGGGTCTGCTGTTTCGGGTGGCCTCTCCCAAGGAAAGCCACTAGGTTCATCAGTTAGGGATTGACCGGGGATAGGCCCGTTAAGTGCTTTACTCATTTCTTATCCTTAGAAAAATAGTAGTCATCTATAGATTGACCTGTAATATCACCGTTATTGCTAGGACGCCAACCGGGATTTTGTTTCCACGCTTTGCTGTTCTTCTTGTATATGACAGTGCTTAAAGGAGAATTTCTGTATCCGGGTGCTGCTTGTAGAACAGCTAAGGATTGAGTTCCGTCATAACCCCATCTATCAAGATAAGTAGAGTACAAGTCCATTTGTTGCCCTGCATCCATGCCACGTATCTTACTTAGTGTAAGGTCTTGTGGTACTTTGTTTAGTTCTTTTAAATCTTTCAAAGCTGTAGGTGTAATTTGCCAAAGAGATACAGCACCTGAATCTTTATTCCGTGCTGAGGTATCACCTGCTGACTCACCTGCAATAACATTCTTAAACGCTTGCTCTGGTAGTTTAGGGTGCGCTTTCTTTAAGCGACTCATACCATCTATAAACGTTCTATCTTTTTCAAGGTCTGCCATAGTAGGTGTTGAGTATTGTTTCATTCTTGCACGTTCTTGCATACGTAAAGCGTTCTCATCGCTAACAGCATTACTGGACTCTGGATCACCTTCTGTAAAGAAGCCGCCGTCTTTAGAAGGATCAGGTACACCCTTTGCTTTCTTTTCTTCTTCGTAACCAAAGGATATATCAAGCCAACCCTGTACATCCTCGTATGCACTCTTGATACCAGCTACAGCTTCAGATACCTTTCCAGATATTTCAGAAGCCAGCCCCGCACCTTTTGCTTCAGGTTTTCCTACAAGGCTCTTAGATTCTGCCTTGATAATATCACTTGCATCAGAGCCTTCTCTGCCTACATCTGTCTTAGTTATACCTGACTTCTGTTGCTTCTCTATAGCATCGAACATATCTTTATAATTTGACATTTAAAAGCCCCCTCCAAACATTGCCATTAATGCTCTACCATATGATGCAGACTTGGATGCCTTTGCTTGGGATTCAGCAGCTTTAGTAGCAGCGTCAGCACCTAGTTGTGCTACAAAAATATTGTTAAGCCTGTCTTGATGACTCTCTGAAGACTTCCAAGCAAATGACATTAAGTCCCTCTCACGTTGCCATATTTGATCTAAGGTACTAGCTGTAAATGCATTGGCTGTTTTTGCATCCTGCATGTTAGCATCATTCTGTGCAGCCATGTTAGCAGTAGCTAACTTTTGACGCCACTGAGTATTAGCTTGTGCAACTAATAGACTGTTGCCAGAATTAAATTGGTCACGTGCATTCTCTTGCTCTACGTTAAACTGTTTGATGGCATTAGTTTCACTTACATTAAACTGTGCCATAGCGTTAGCTTGAGTAGCATTAAACTGGTTAACTTGAGTCTTCATAGTTGCCATGAATTGATTTGTCTGATTATCGCTAGTTGCATTAAATTGTTTTGCTGCGTTTTCTGCAGCGGTATCACTTAAGATAGCATCTTGTACTGCCTTGGCTTTAAATATCTCTGTCTGCTGCTCGTTGTTTAAGTTTGCCAAGTCCATAGACAAGAAGTTCTTAGCGTTCTCAACTTGTGCTTGCTGTTCATTACTCAGGTTAGCCAAGTCCATAGTAGCCATAGCTGCAGCATCAGCCATAACCTTAGCGTTCTTAGCATTCATGTTAGCTAAATTTGTAGTAGAAGCAATACGAGCATTCTCTAATGAAATCTGTTGATCAGCAGTGAAGTTCATGTTAGCTATGTCACTGATCTTAGCAGCAGTAGTTACACGTGCTTGGAATGCCTGATCAAAGTCTAACTTAAGAAAACTTGCACGTTGCTCTGCTGCAAACAAGGCAGTCTGCTGACGGTTGCTTAAGTTCTGTGCTTCAAACTTGGCAAACGTGGCAGCATCTTGTGATGCAATAGGTAGCGCAGACTCCATAGCAGCCTGTACAATGGCTTGTCCTGCCATAGAGGATGCACCTAAGCCACGCGCAGCCATAGTAGCGTTAGCGGCTCTCATTGCACCTGCAGCCCAAGCAGGTGTTGCCCCTCCTTCAAAGTCTGTCATAAGCTCAGAGAGTTGACCTTTAACTGTAGCTTTCTTACTAGGGTCAGCATTAGCAGCCTGTATATCAGTAACCTCTTTGACTGCAGCCATATCAACAGAAGAGCCTTCAACGGCTTCGCCCGGCTCAAGCACACGTGCAGGAGGAGGTACAACTTTAGTAGGGTCAACCTGTGTTATATCTTCTGTACCTAGTCCTGTTATCTTTGTAGGATCACCTTTAGCAGCGTCAACTGTAGTTGACACATCTCCTTTTGATGCTGTTACATCTTTTAAAGCTTTGTCTACATCTTCTTTAGAAGTAGACGCCAACACAGATGCAGGTGTTAGAGTTTCAGGGGTAGGTGCTTTAGCTGTTGTGTCTGCCGTAGAAGCAGTAGCAGTACTCGCATCCCCTGCGTCACCTGTACCTGTGGCTATAATTTGATTAACAGTTTCAGCTATCTTGTCTACTGGTGTTTTAGTAACTAAATCAGCAGGGTCTTTTAAAGCCTTAGCTGTTAAGTCTCGTTGAGAAGCAGCCATTTCTGCACCCTGTGCAGTACTTAAAGTAACCATCTCAGCTTGTAGTTTTTGAATGTCTGCTTGCTTTGCCGAAACCTTTTCAGCAATCTTAGGATTTGTTTGATCCTGTGCTGAAAGATTAGCAAGCTCAAGGTTAGCTTTATTTAATTTGTCTTGTAATTGTTGGCGTGATTTAGTTAAATCTTCTCCTGTAGTCTCAGCGTATTCACTTGCTGCCGTACCTGCATCCTCTGCCTCTTTAGCTTGCTTTATTTCAAGTAATCTCTTTTCTTCTGCTGCTTTTTCTGCTGCAGCCAAGTCTCTTTTACGTTGTTCTTCAGCATCGGCAGCGGCTTTGGCAGCAGCGTCTATTGCAATCTGAGGATCAACAGGTGCAGGGCCACCGCCACCACCACCACCAAAGACAGCATGATCCAAGAATTGAACACTGGGGATAAATGGATTATAGATCATGATTAAAACTCTTTCTTGTGTGTCTTGGTAGGATCAGAAAACCTACGCCATCTTGCAATAGGTGCTTTACCGTATACTTGTAAGTGTTCTTTTTTAAGTGATGAAATCATTTGCCTTGCTTTTCCTGTGGTAGATATAAAGTCTAAACCCCAAAGCTGTTTATCTTCTATGTCTTTATCTTCGTAGTCTTCTTGTTTAGGTTCATACTTATACTGTAATAGTTTTTCTGCTTTATCTTTTGTTAGCCAGCACCAAGTTATAAGTCCTACAGGTACATTTTTTTGATTGTAAAATATTCTAACACGGTTGTTTTTAATTGGCAATACTAAATACGTATTTATATCATCTAAAGTATATTTTTTATGTGGTACGCTGTTTATAAATAAAGTTAATCCATCTGCTACTGCTTTGTTGTAGTCTAACTTCACTAGAATCCGTCCTTTAATCCGTCAAGTATGTCTTGAACTGATACTCTCTTCTTAGCATTAGGTGTGTATCTACACATATACGTCTTAGGGCATTCACTAAACTTAAACATAGGGTAATGATATCCTATTGTACCATTAGGTCCACGGTAAATGCAAACCATTTCTCCCTGTATCTTAACTCTTTTTGCTAAGTGACACTGTACAAACTCAGGGTTACTTAACATCCCTGCTAACACAAGGGGTAACACAACAATATTAATCATTAACCAATCCCTAGTGATATCAGATATATGCCCCCACCTAATACACCAATTATTAGTAATGATAGGCCACCTATAGCTGCGTTGTTTGCCATCTGTCTTTTAGCTTCCATCGCCGCATACACAGTATCTTCACGTTCCTTACGTATTTGCCTACGCATACCTAACATTTCATCGTATGTGCCAAGACCAAACCTGTAGTCTAACATAAACTTTATTTCTTTTTCTTTCTCAAGCAATGTCTTCTTACGAACAATAATGTCCATTGCTTCTTGTTCTATGTTGTCAGTACCGTGTGTCTGCTTGTCTAACCACGTAGGGTTTTTACGTTGGGACTCAGCCCTAGTAATGTCAGCTACTGCACCGTACCATGCACCTAGTTGCTGTGATACATCTTGTATCTCTCTACCAGCACCTACTAGCATCTTGACCCCTTTGAAGGCTGCGTTAGCTGCAGCAAAAGCTGTAACGGGGTCTATCATTTAATTAGTTCTGTGCGTGGCTAGTCGTAACCACATTTAATGCTTCCTTGATTGCTTCTACATTTGCATCAATACGTGCAATCATTACGTCATTCTCATGTATATCATCAGCTAGTCTTGCTGTATTGATCTGTATGTCAGCTATCTCAGCCCTGTTATACTTAATGTCTGATACCATGCTGGACACTGCCCATACTACAGCAGCACCCTGTGCTAGTAATGCTCCTGCTATTGTTACTAATGTCCAGTTTATATCCATTAGCTAGGCTCCGTAGGCCAATCGCCCCCATTGCCTTCCATGTCAGGATAGTTTAAGTTGGGCCAGTTAGAGTGAGTAGTAATATCACGTAGTGCTGTACGGTAAGTTGACCATGCACTAGGTACAGAGCCACCAGCTTCTAGTGCTTTAGTCACAACCCAATCACATGCAGCTAGACGTTTATCTCTTTCTGCTCTGTTAAGTCTAGCTACTTCAACATTAGCAGCAGTGACTACAGCAGCACGTTCCTCAGAGGTCATGTCTGTGACACGGCGAGTGTAGACTTTACCGTTTGATAGGTATGGTGTTACAGATTCATTCTTCTGTGTGGCACTATCGTAGGCTAGGAACACTACCACTTCTGCACAGCTATTAGCTGCAAGCCAATCCGCATCAGGTCCAGCTTTAGGGAATGAAGTGTTGGGAAACAGAGACTTGTAGTCTGCTATCTCACCTATGGTGCTGCCATCTAATCGTGCTATCTTCATTGTTACTGTCCTTTATCTGCGAATGCTGCTGTCGGTGCTGTGAAATTACTGGTGTAACGGGCCATTTTGCTAAAACGAATTTCGTCTATAAAACCGTTTGTTGGAAACTCGTCACCAAAAGATGACCTGCCTAAATATGTCTGACCACTATCAACGTAATTATGACTGTCACTATATGTTGAGCCTACTTGTGTGCCGTTTAAAAATAATTTTGTGCTAGTTTCCGACCTGCATAATGCTATATGATACCACGTATTAGCCGAGAGTGTTTCACTGCTAGTTATTCTATTACCTGAACTCACATAATAATTTAGTGTGTTATCACTGTTCACGAATAACACTGGATACAAGCCATTAGTGCCACTCGGTCTGGTGTCGTAAAAAACTTGAACCGCACCCACTGCTGCTAGTCGTAAAAACATTTCAACAGTAAATGCCCCTGTACCTGAAATGTCTTGAGCATATTTAATTACATAATCACCAGTGCCATCTAAATGCAAAGATGTATCACCAAACTTAGCTTGGTCTGTGCTTGTGTTAGCATTTCCAACTAACGTCAAATTATTCTGTGCAGCACTATCAATCGCCTGTGCATCTGCCATGTTTAAAAGCAGCTTGGTGTTGGTAATGGCTGTTAATGGGGCTGTTGGTGGGGTGTAGCTAGATAAGGCCGTACCCTTTACAACTCTAACATCACCCATAATCCCGTCAAAGCTGTGTTGAGTGCTATATCTAGTTCCTATATACGATGTATTAGGAGAGGTAGAATAGTTTGTTGAATCTGACGTATTTATTGCTACTTGAGTTCCATTGAAGTGCATTCGGCTAGTAGTGCCAGAACGTGAAACAGTAATATAATACCATTGGAACTTGCTTAAATTTGTGTCGGACGTTAGTATAGCACTACTGCCACTTGCAAACATTAATTTACCAGAAGCAGTGTTAGTGTAGTTGATTCCTAGTGACCATGTACCACTCGTTTGACCAGAATTGCGACCGTCAATTAAATAATCAAAACTCCCTACGTTGTGGAAATAAACCCATACAGAAACAGAAAAATCTCCTGTGCCAAAAGCAAAATCAGATTGTGGTGGAAGTGATAAGTAATCACCATCGCCTCCCTCAAAGTGTGCACTCGCCCCGTTTACCGCTGCATCATACACTGCATCTGTCAGGAATGGGCCGAAAGAGCCAATTGTTTCCTTTCCAGTATTTGGTGTAACTGTATGCCCAGAGGCAGAATTATCAACAAAACGATTACTTTGCAACGTAAGTAACTTTGTATTAGTTACGGCAGTTAAAGGAGAGGTTGGGGCTGTAAAATTACTGTTGTATAATGAGGTGCCTTTAACCAATCTAAAATTAGACAGTAAGCCATCAATGTTGAAATCTTGGTCAGACCCAATTAAAATATTGCCTGTACGATTTAAGTTTGTGCTATTAGAAGCTGTCCCAGTTTGAACGCCGTTTCGGTAGACACGCAGAGTGCCACTTTGGCGTGAAAAAGCTATATGATACCACTTGTTAGATACGGCATCACTTGTAGTTTCTGATACTAAAGCACTACCTCCACTGTAAAACGTGAATTTACCATTAGCATTTCCAGTTTGAATAGCCATACCGCCACTATCATTATACCCCGCAGACATAGGTGTTTGATAACTTGTTAGGGAATAAAAGAATACAAAGAACTCAACCGTAAAGTCACCTGTTCCAAACGTAAAATCAGAACTACTACCGCAACTTAAACGAGGGTTAGCATCTAAACTAAAATCTACAGCCCAATTAGTTCCGTACGGATTAAACGAGCCTTGAGTTACATTGCCATTGGCTGTGATTGTGTGGTTACTGTCAGAGCCATCATCAAACGCATTGTTCACACCGTTGTTACTGCCCTCAAAATGACTGAGAAAACTAACACGGTTGAACTGATCGTCTGATGGTGCAGAAGAACCAGCAGCACCTAACAGTCCTGTATTGAAGAATGACTTAGCCAAGTGCCGCCCCTCCAAGGAAGCCGTAATAAGTAGTACCACCATCACGTGTAAAGAAACCGTATCCGTTTACTTCACTATTTCCCGGTGCATCTGGTGCTGATCCTCCTGCCCAATCTACTGATCCGGGCCAAGCAATAGTTTTAGCTGACGCAGGTTGAGTAATAAACAAAGTAAAGCTGTATGCTGTACCACTTGTAGGTGGATTGCTGAATGCAAACGTAGTGTTCTCGGATAGTGTAACAGAAAAAGATGTGCCTGTAGCTAGATCAAGTGTAGTTGTAGAACCTGTGCTATTAGCTACATATGTTTCTTGGTATGTCAGAGGCTTTAGTGAGCCTGTCATGGTAACAGAAGTAGTGCCTGTAGGTATCTCAATTACGTCTGCGTCTGCATCATTCTTAATTGTTACATCATTGGTTGTACCCTGACCAGTAATGATAATACCTTCTGCTGCAGTGTAACCAATAGCTGCATCATCCCCTGCTGCTGTGTCACCTGTGGCTTGAAGTGTAGCACCAGAGGCTACTACATCACTTGTAAATACACTACTACTTGATTCAAAAGAACCAAAGGCTACAATCTCTACTGTGTCATTAGCTGATGCACCAGAGGCCAACACAACGTCTGACCCATTGGTAGCTGTATAGTCTGCCCTAGCTAAGTGTACACCGTTAAGATATACAGAAACAAGATCAGGGGTATACCCTTGGGTAGTAAATGTAGTTTGATTTGATGTGGCTGTATATACGTCCCGACTTTGTGTAGCCTGTGGGGTAGGTATTGCGCCTATATATCCTGACATTCTGTTTCCTTATTATTAATCTACTTCAACCCAACTTGTTGTGTCTTCATCCCAAGTGTAACTTTTGTCATCACTAGGATACGCAACAGGTGGCTCCCATAAACAAGACGTTTCGTTTAGTGTCCAACTTGGGTAAGGCTGTGGTGCATAAAAAGCATCCCTTGTGCTGTCATATGTGTAGCCAATACCAGCATAGTTTTTCCGCAAAGGAGTGTTGCCTAACGTATGCTGACCACCGTATGTATTGTAAGATGTTTGAACCCAAGTCCCTACCTGAGTATCAACGAAATCTTGCTCCGCAACAATTACTTGAGTAACAATTCTATCTTCTATTTTTGCATAATGGCTCATTCCGTTAAATACCTTATAATAACTATACCACTGCCCCCTGATCCACCATTGCCCTGTGAATCGCCACCGCCGCCGCCAGCACCTTTATTGACCGTACCAGCACCGCCTGTTGACGCACCATTGCCGCCACCACCTGACCCACCAGATGAACCGCCACTGTTTTCAGCACCACCGCCACCACCAGCTCTAGTCACAGAAGAGCCTGAAATTGAACTAGCAGTACCAGAACCTCCTGTCCCGCCATTGCCACTGGAAGCATTGCCACCTACTGCACCAGCACCCCCACCGCCGCCGCCACCGGAACTAGTACCTGAGTCATATCCATTACCGCCATTATTCCCTTGACCTGCTGTGCCATTTCCGGGAGTTGTTCCTGAACCTTCATTGCCCCCACCACCACCTGATCCTCCAGAAGTAGCAGCAGAACTTCCTCTTGCGCCCCCGCCGCCACCACCATTGGAAGTAATACTATTAAAAACACTGTTTGAGCCAATAGTTCCAGCCGAAGAGTCACCACCAGTTGCATAGACACCAGCAGCACCACCAGCACCAACAGTTACTGTATAATCTGCTGCACTAACTGTAGTAGTTGTAATGGCTCTAAAACCACCCGCACCGCCGCCACCTCCATAGTGAGCGCCGCCACCGCCACCACCAGCTAAAACAAGGTATTCCATATCACCGCCACTAGATACAGAGAATGTTCCAGAACTTGTAAAGGTGTGAATTGTATACTCACCAGATGTTGTTTTTGTACCGCCTGACGCCTCTACGGGGCCTCCCCTATTTGGATAACCACCAAAGCCTAACATATTATAACCAAAGCTACTCATTATGCATCATTCGCCGCATCAGTGGTAAAGAATAGTTTAATACCTAACAAACGTGCATCTTCTGCCATAGTGTCATTACTATCTGATACATCCCTAAAGACCCTAAAGAAACATAGGTCTTCATCTGCAGGAGTTCCAGCAATAGTAATAGCACCACTTTCTGCAGTTACATAAAGTTCTTCTGCTGCCCCTTGTGCTGCGTCATCAACAACTACTGCCGTCCCGTAGACTACATCAATAGTTTCATTATCATTCATAGCTACGCCTTGAAGACCCCAAGTACAGCCATCTGTATCTGTTGCCGTAGTAGTCCAATAAGCCTTAAAGGTAACTGTGCCTAAGTTCCATGATTTAGGAAATGCTACACTAAATTGTGCATGTTCATCAGCACCATCATCAAAGTCTAATACAACCATATCAGGTCTGCCTGATGTAGTCTCTACTGTAGTTAAGTCAGAGCAAGGATTAGAAGTAGTAGGCTGCATGGCACTGGCAGGAACCCATATGGTTTCTTTACCTGCTACCTTAACTGCTGCACCACCTACTGTAGTACCAGAACCAAAAGCACCAACACCATTAACTGTAATGCCAGCAGCAAACGTACCACCTGATGCCTTACTTACTGTATCACTTGTTTCAAAACTACCATGTGACACAATAACAATTTGATCACCTTCAGTAGCACCTGTCTCTAGTGTAACAGTAGAGCCATTAGTGGCAGTGTAGTCTGTGCCATCTACTAGGCGTATACCGTTCTGATAAACATGCACAGCACCGACAGTATAACCAACATTAGGAATACTGGTTTGGCTGGCTGTTGCCGTAATTGTGTGCTTTGTTTCTATTTGTTGTGGTGCTGATACTGCTACCTTACCACCTATATAACCTGCCATTGTTTTTCCTTATGTTCCGTTTGCAATGCCATACATTACAATTTCACCTGATTCTATATTGCCACTACTCATTTTAAATTGTACTGCATCTACATCCTGTGATACTAAATGCACACCAGAACTGAAAGAACTTGCACTCATCTGGTAAACATTCCCATCCCTATCGTAAACTGTAAGACTTTGAGATTTAGTATAAGAAGTTCTGTGAGGGCAAAGCAGCATAAACTGCCCACTAACACCATACTCAGTACTAACTCCACTGCCTATACCGCCATTTCTAGCAACAGGGAGGCCATAGGTATCAGTTCCGCCAGTGCCGCCAAGGTGATAATTACCATTTGTAGTATCATAATTACTTCCATCATCAGTGCTTACATGGCAATATAAATACTCTGTGTCAGTTTGTGGGCGAACATCTTGTAACCAAAATTGATAGTGATCATACTTAGTAGGATCAAAGTGTCCATCTTGCGCCCTAAATTGTACATCTGCTGCATCACTTATAGCACCACTAGAGGCTATATAAACTAAACTACCACCAGTAATCTTACCACCCATATAAGTAGCTAATCTACTCATGGTAGCCTTGCGGTTTGTACCACCTGCCCCATCGTCTACAATCATAAGGTCAGCATCTACAAGAGCAGCACCGATATCTGTACCTGCATCAATGTCTAGTAGTGACAGACCTACCCCACTACCAGTTAGGTTTGCTGTGTCTCTTGCTTTAGTCATGTTCTATCCTTTAGCTAGGCTTGGTAGGCCACGTAATACTATTAGGGAAGCCACTCTGTGCTGGTACATCCCGTAGTGCTGCACGATAAGTAGTCCATGCACTAGACATGGTTACATCACTGTTGCCCATCCAATCGGTAGCAGCTAGTAGTGCATCCCGTTCTTCACGAACAGCTACAGCAGCACGGGTATCTGCAGCATCAGCCCATGCCTTTTCCTCAGCATCACGTGCAGTTTCTTCATCTGCTGTGAACTGAACCATTTCCCCGTTAATGTTATGATATCTTGGCATTTCTGCTTTTCCTTTGTTGTTGTGTTATGAGTTTACTAAGCCGTACATAGTAACTGTTCCTGATGCTATATTACCACTTTCCATAAAAAACCTAATGGCATTTACTTGTGCATCTTCATCCCTATAGCCGACTCTTGCATAGTGGTATAAGTTGCCAGAATAATGATAACCCCAAGCATTACTAATAATAAATGTTCGTTTTGCTAAATGTGCTGCTAAAATTTCACAGGAACCCCAAAAACCTATCTCACCTGAACCAGTACCTATAGAAGGAAAAATCCTTCCATTAGCACGTTGTGTGGCGGTTGATGCTGCTGTAGCATCAATATAATCAGTTGAACCAGAATCATAAGAATGACTAGAAGTGTCACTGCTTGTGTAAAATTGAAAGTCAACATTATCGTTAGCAGGTACTATAGAATGAAATGTAAATAAATAGCTGTCGTATTTACTTGAATCAAAACCTGTAAAAGAAAGAGTAGATGAACTACTAGCATCTAATGAAGCAATAAACTCCATACCCCCGCCAACTTTAGTGCCAATGTAAGTAGCCATAGTCTCAACAGAAGTCATACGCATAGTGCCAGCATCGTTGATTAAGACACCATCACCGTCAGCAATAGCTGTAGTACCTCTGGCTGTACCACCGTCTATGTTATCTAGTTCAGCTTTTGTTACACCAGTGCTTGCTAATGCAGCTAGTTTCTCTTGCCTACTCATTAGCTGTCAATCTCCATATAGCTCATAATTACTGAGACTTTATCTGCTACACTACAGTCTACCTTAATGATATCACCTGCGTTAAGAACAACCTTACCGTCTAGTACAGACAGTGATGATCCTACTGGTATGGCTGCATCTTTAACTAGGTGAGCCG